GAAAGATTGTGCTTATAGGCGAGAAACCTAAATGGATTAAGAATGTAGAGCATCACTATTTAGAGGATGTGCCTGGCAGAAAGAATTTTAGCATTTTTCAAAAGATAATAACTGGCTCAGAATGGGTTGAAGGAGATGACTTTATATTTTGGAATGATGACCATTTCTTACTAAAAGACCTAGATGTCAAAGACTTTAAGTTTTGGTACGATAGGGATTGTCACTTTTACGCACACAAAGCCACAGGTCTTTATAAGATAGCTATAACCAATACAAACAACTTGCCAGGCAAGAATAACTACTACACAGACATCCACACTCCAATAGTCTATAATAAGCACCGATTTGCCAAACTTTTAAACCTAACCTGGAAGCAAGAGTTTGTTATTAAATCAGCCTACACAAAAAACGAGGATGGACCATTTGAGCCAATGGATGACATAAAAATAAATAGATTCTATTCTGTCAATGAGTGGATAGGTAAAACATATAATAAATTATTTTTCTCAATAGGATCATACGCAGTCAATGGAGATTTTAAAATATTTATTAATCAGAAATATCCAAACAAATCACAATGGGAAAGATAAAAGACCGATTAAAGTTTTACTTATTTGACACGCCTATTTTCTTAATGGTTTACACCTTTATCACAATCACCTTTTTAATTCTTGACATCTATGCGCATATTTATCCAAAGTCCAAACATTAATAGTCCACACGGTGGAATAAGGGTTATAAATGAATGGGCGAATCAACTTACTGACTTAGGCCATAGAGTTGTACTATATAATCAAGCTGGTGCTTTAAGATGTAGCCTTCAAGAAATTAAATGCAAAATTGTCAATACTACACATTTGATTAGTCGCTCTGAATGTCTAATCGTTACAAGTCCACACGGTGCATTTTTGCTAGATAAGGATATTAAAAAGAAATATATCTTTTTGCAGATGTTAGAGCATTTGTTTAGACCTACGAATGAAAGATTTTTTCAGGACTGCATCAAACTCTATCAATCTAACTATCCTTTATTTTCTATTTCACAATGGAATATAAGAATCTTAAAGACTAAATTTAATGACAAAAGACCTATTCACTACATAGGCAACGGAGTCAATCTTAAAGACTTTCCAATAAGTAATAAACCCAAAGATTATAAGACAATCCTTTTAGAATCACCAGAGCCAACCAATGCAACTAAAGATGCAGAGAAATTAGCTGTGCAGGTTGCTAAAATGCTAAAAGATAGGGGATATAGGATTATAGGATATGGAATGTTAAAGCCAAAGGATAACATTTATGATAAGTATATTGTTCAGCCAACATTACAGCAAATGAATGATTTATATGAGCAAGCAACTTTAATGATTAAGGCTACAAAATATGATGCAAGGTCAACCGCACCTTTAGAAGCTGGCACAAAAGGAACTGTCACAATCAGGGGAATTATTGAGGGGGATGATGACCTAACAGATGAAAACTCTTATAAGGTAGGCTATTCGGTGGACAAACTTTATGATGCCGCAATGTTTGCCTTACAGAATAAAGAGGAAACGCAAAGAAGGGCAGAGAATATGAAGCAACACATTTTAACCTTTATTCCCCAATACTGGATAAACCAAGTCAACCAAATAATATGTCAAGAGTCCTAATTGTTTTAATGGAATACTATGAGCCTGACTTTGCGCAGACTCTTAAATGTGTACAAGATACTGAATTGCCTTTTGAGGTAGTCAGCAGGGATGGAGTGGGTAATATGTCAAGGGCCTATAATTCAATCTTAGCTGATCCGTTATGGAAGGCAGATTATTTATGGTTTGTTTCGAATATTACGTTTACACCTAACACACCTTACAAGCTAGCACAAGAAATGGCAAAAGGAGATTGGGCCGCTCTACATCCTACTATGCAAAGTTCTGACCACAGGTTTCAATGGCCGATAATGGGTTTTGATGGGGTAAAAGAAACACCTTTTGTGGAGTGGACTGCACCAATGGTTAATGCAGAATTATTTGCTGAGAATCCATTGGATGAGATGCTGGCTTACTATTATATGGACCTTGACTGGTGTCACAGAGTAAAGACCCAAGGTCATAAAGTAGGTGTGCATCACGGAACAAAAGTTGAGCATACTTATTTAAGAAACAAAAAAGAGCATCCAATTAGCCAATTAAGAAAACAACTTAGGAACTATTGGACTCCTATCAGTCAAAAGCATATGCTTACGAAATACGGAAAAGATTGGCAAACTAAATTATGGCCTAAATAATGTCACTAATTTGCCAAAATAGGTGACAAAACAAAGCCAAATTCGGAAATAAACCGAAATATGCACAATAACTTAACTAAGTTTATTATTACAAAAACTGGACATTTTCGGAAACGTAAAAGCATATAAAGCTCAATAATGAGCTATAAAATGCACAAAAGCATATAAAAATGAGCAATATGACGGATATTAACATCAAAAAGTGCAATAAATGACAACTTTAGAACTACACGGTATTTACCACGAATTAGCCTTTTGGCAACAATTTGTAAAGACAGACAGATTTTTAAATGGTTGGGTTAAGAAGGTAAAAACACCTGAATTAAATCAAGAGGTAGCAGATTTTATCCTAAGTGTTCCACGTGAAACAGTTTTGGATGTAGGGTCAGGGGTTTGTTCTTTACTAAATGGATTAGTAAATGTGACTGCTTGTGACCCATTAGGAGACCTTTATAGGCTTATTTTTGACTATGATAGACATAAAATACTTCCACCACTACCTATCCCTGCTGAGCATTTAAACTACTCTAATCAGTTTGACATAGTACATATCTCAAATGCCTTAGATCATTGTCAGAGTCCTTACAATGCCCTTATAAAGCTATTAGATGCTGTTAAGACTGGAGGCTATCTAATTGTGCAAGGATTCTGTAATGAAGCAGAACACGAAAACTGGCAAGGATTCCATCAATGGAATTTAGACCTTACCGACTCAGGTATCTTAATGATTCAGGGTAAATCAGGTCAATTTGCAACCGTTTGGGAGCCACATATTCATAAGAAAATAGACATAGGTAATAAGCAATGGTTTTATTGGATAGTTAAAAAATAATATGGAATCAATAGTTTATAATGAGGACTGTATGATTGGGATGGCTAAATATCCTGACAAATACTTTGATTTAGCTGTTGTTGATCCACCTTATGGAATAGAAAGATTTAAAAATGTCACAAATAACCCAAGTGCTAAAGATGTTCACGCAAAAAGATTCCAAAGAATGGAAACTGTAAACAATAATAAGCCAAAAAATGAATATTGGAATGAATTATTTCGTATCTCAAAAAATCAGATAATATGGGGAGCTAATAACTTTACATTACCACCAAGTGAATATTTTTTGTGTTGGAATAAACAACAATCAATGCCAAATTTTGCAACTTTAGAATATGCTTGGGTAAGTATGGGATTAAAAAAACCTGCTAAATTGTTTACTTATTCAATACATAAACATAATCAAACTGATAAAATACATCCCACACAAAAACCAATAGCTTTATATGAATGGATATATTTAGAATATTTAACAAAAGGTGGTAGAGTAATTGATACACATCTAGGATCAGGCTCTAATAGAATAGCAGCCGATAAAGCTGGTAATATTGATTTTGTTGGTTTTGAATTAGATAAAAATTATTTTGAGGCACAAGAGAAGAGGTGGGCAGAATATAAAAAACAATTAGTTTTATGGTAATATGCTGTGATATCGATGGAGTCCTTACCGATGGAAAAATATGGGTAAACCATCAAGGAGAAATCATCAAATCCTTTAATAATAAGGATATTGGTGCAGTAAAAGAATTGTTATCAATGGGTTATCAGGTCTATTTTGTAACTGCCTCATCGTGGCCAGGATCAGACTTATATCTGAAAAGGTCGGGTGCAGAGTTAATAGTCCTTAGAAACAAAGAGCAAATAAACTTTCACTATGACATAGCCATAGGAGACTCAGGCTGGGATATACCAATGCTAAATAAGGCAAGATTTGTATTTTGTCCTTCAGATGCCTCAAAAGAGGTCAAGGAATTAGATGGAATGCACATCCTAAAGTGCAAAGGAGGTCAAGGGGTAATGTTAGAAATGGTCCAAATATTAAGCACCTGGGACTTATGTGAATAAGTATATTTTGTTATATGGAATAAATTTAGTATATTAGGGGGTGAATTTTAAGGTGTAAAAATAGAAACAAGCCTTCAGTCTTTCGGGATTGGAGGCTTTTTTTACAATGAGGAAACCGAAAAGTGAAATGCCCTGCAATAAGCCAATGAAAAGTTGGTTAAAGGGTAAAAAGATGGTAGTCAAGGCTTGTGAGGGTGGAAAAGAGAAAATCATTCACTTTGGGGATGCCTCAATGAAAGACTTTAGACAACACAAAAGCAAAACAAGAAGATTAAGTTACTGCAAGCGATCAGGGGGAATAAAAGGCACAGACACTAAGTTAAGTGCTAATTACTGGTCAAGAAAAGTCCTCTGGTCCTGCGGACAAATAGGAAAATAACGTGTCATCACTAACCATCATAGATTGGGATCTAGTAGCAGAATACCTAATGGCAGGATGCTCAGGAGTCGAAATCGCAGCACAGATAGGAGTTCACGAAAACACTCTGTATCAACGTTGTAAGTCAGATTTAGGAATTGATTTTGTGGCATTTAAGCAAGAAAAGCAAGCTGCTGGAGAATCATTACTAAGAAAGGTGCAATTTGATACAGCAGTAAAAGATAAAGACCGAACAATGTTAGTCTGGTTAGGCAAACAAAGGTTAGGTCAAAAAGAAAAGGCAGAGCAAGATATCAAGGTTGATGGTGGCATTAACATTGTATTTAAGCCTGTCAATGAAGGAAGTTGAAATAAAGTACACTAAAGTCTTTGAAAAAAACCTCTTAGCTTATCAATCCAAATCACACAGGGTTATAGCTAATCAGGGGTCAACAAGATCAGGCAAGACTTACTCTTTAAGTCAACTTTTGGCTCTTTACATACCGCACAAGGAAAAGGTTACAATTTCTGTGGTCAGTCCTTCCCTGCCTCACTTAAAGAGAGGTGCAAGGAGGGATATTTTACAAATCTTAGAGGATGCTGGTCTATACTCAGATGAGGCATTTAATAAGACTGATAATGTCTACCACTACCCCAATGGCTCTTACATAGAGTTTTTTGGTGCTGAAGATTCAGGCAAGGTTCGAGGTCCAGGAAGGGATATCTTGTTTATAAACGAGGCAAATCTACTTCCCCACTCTATTTACCAGCAGTTGGCACTACGAACTACTAAGACCATATTCTTAGACTTTAACCCTGTTGATGAGGCGAGTTGGGTTTATGATGTGGCAGACAAAGAGAGCAACCTATTAATACACTCTACCTACAAAGACAATCCTTTCTTACCAAAAGAGCAGATTGCTGAGATTGAGAGTTTAAAGGATGCAGATGAGAACCTTTGGAAAGTATTTGGATTAGGGGAAAGGGGTAAGAGTCAGGAGATAATCTACACTCATTGGAAGGTAGGTCAATTCCCTGATGACACAGAAACGGTTTATGGCTTAGACTTTGGTTACTCTGTACCAACTGCCTTGATTAAGGTAGGGTTTAAAGAGAATCAAACCTTTGCTCACGAAATGTTATACGAGACCAAACTAACAACTAATGACTTGATTGAAAGATTAAAAACATTAGATATTAAACGGTCAGATGAGATATTTTGTGATGCAGCAGAGCCTAAAACGATTGAGGAACTTGTAAGGGCAGGATTTAATGCAAAGCCAGCTGAGAAGGATGTCTATGCTGGAATCCAAAAGGTTAAAAGCCAACCCCTAACAATAACCCCTGAATCAACCAACCTAATAAAAGAGATAAGGTCCTACAAATGGAAAACGGACAAAGATGGTAAAGTCCATTCAGATGAGAGTCCAGTCAAGATGTGGGATCACGGATGTGATGCAATGCGGTATGCGATATTTACGAAACTAAACAAGCCAAAGTTCGAGATAATGGCTTGGTAAATAAATAACTGTGGGTAAATTACAAGATGCGTGGAATGTATTAAGAGGTAAGGCAATGCCACTTATGCCAATAGGTGAGCCTTTTGCCTCTTATACGATGATGGGCGGCACATATGTTGGGATAGCGGACAACCGTAAAAACTACATTACAGATGGCTACCAGGTTAATGACATAATTTACACCGCTGTCTCTTTAATCACCGATAAGGTCAGACTTCCTGAATGGTCAACATACAGAATAGTTGATGAGGCTGCATTTAAGTCTTATCAGGGCCTTATTAAGAAAAAGGATATTTCCACACAAGATTTCAAGAAAGCTGTTGAATATAGAAAGAAAGCCTTAGAGCCTATTTATGTTGACAGACTTACAGACTTATTAAAGTACCCTAACGATTACGAGACATTTCCTGACTTAGTTGCTAACTCTAGTGGTTGGAAGCTAATCACAGGAGGCCGTACCGTTTGGGCACAGACTTTAGATATGGGTGCAAATGCTGGTAAGCCTTATCAGTTGCACAATCTACCCTATCAAGAGATTAGTATCATCGCCAGTACCAATACCTTCCCTATTATCGAGGAGGCCTATGTAATGACCAACCTTGCTGATGCTTTCTTTCCTAAATGCCAGGTCCTTCACGATAAGTACCAAAACTATGACTGGGATATCAATGGAGCGCATCTCTACGGAATGAGTCCTTTGAAGTCGGCTCTTAGAAGATTGTCAAGGTCTAACTCAGCTATTAAGGCGAGTGCGGCTATGCTAGAGAATCAAGGGGTTAAGGGTGTCCTTTATATGGATGACCCTAGAGTAATGAATGCAGGCATCGACCCACTAGACACAAGAAAGCAGGTTGAAGCTGTTAAGGCTAAACTTGTAGGTAAAGGGGAGTGGGTAGGATCAGACAACTGGGGTAAGATTGGAGTATCAGGTTACAAGCTAGGCTGGCAGTCAGTTGGCCTTAGTCCTGTTGACCTTTCAATCATTGAGTCTGAGAAATGGGATTTAAAACGATTTGGAGCCGTTTATGGCGTACCTAGTCAATTAATGGGTGATTCTGACTCATCAACATATAACAACGTTAGAGAGGCTGAAAAGGCCCTTACAGCACGTTGTGCAATCCCTCAGTTGGTTTCTTTTAGAAATCATATGAACAGAAAGCTACAAACTTGCTGGGGTTATCAGAATCAGAATGTTTACGTTGACTTTGACCACACAGTATTTACTGAACTTCAAGAGGATGTGGGTGCTAAGTCTGCGTGGATTAAAGACCTTAGAACACTTAGTCCAAATGAGCAGAGAATGCATCTAGGACTGGAGAGAATTGACAACCCTCTATTTGATGAGCCGTGGATTACTACTCAGGATGGTATGCCATTATCAGAGTATGATGTAAACGGACCAGATGAGGAAGTTGCTGATGATGTCAATGACATTGGTGAGATAGATGATTGAGGATATAATAAAGCAGACTTATCCTGTAACCAAAAAGGAAAAGTGCTGTGCAATGTTAAAAGCAAAAATGGAAGCCAAAAGAGAGGCTTTGAGAAATAGGTTAAATGACCAACAAAGAGAGAACAGATTGGGCCAAGAAATTTGCGAATACAAACCGCAAGTTTGGGAAGCAGTTCTATCCTAAGGTTAAAAGGCAACTAGATAAGGTTGTAAGTTCTTTGATAGGTACAATAAAGAGGAGAGGTCCTAGACAGACCCTAGTAGATTTAAGGACTAAGCTGTGGTCAGATGACTTAGCTAAACCCATTTCGGATATCTACAAGAAAGTAGGAGTTTATTACGCAAACCAAACCTATAAACAGATTAGGCGAGAGATTGCCCAAAAGGGAATAGGTAGGGATGAGGCTTGGGTAAAGTTTATTCAGGAAGAATTGCAAAAGACACTACTACAATATGCTGTTGTTAGGACCTCAGAGACTTTGAGGAATCATTTGATATTAGTCCTTCAGAGTGCAATAGCAAAAGAGTTGACAGTTGATGAGATTGTCAAACTATTTCAGACTTCAGGGTTTACTGCTATGCAAGCTGAAAGGATTATCAGAACAGAGGTTGGTAGGGCCGCAAACACAGGTGTAAAGGCAGCCGCTGAGAATTTTAACTACGAAATGGTTAAAGAGTGGATAGCTTTTAGAGATACTAGAACGAGAGGATTCAAACCCGAACAACCAAAGGACCACTATCATATGGATGGGCAAGTTGTTGACTTCTATGACAACTTTACTGATCCTAGAAGTGGTGAGCAGATTGAATATCCGTTGGCTCCAGGTGGGTCAGCAGCAATGGTTATCAATTGCAGATGTAGTTATATTGTTGTACCAAAAAGAGATTCAAGAGGCCGCTTAGTGGCCACATAAAATTGAGAGGTGCTTTGGAGGCTTCGGCCAATACTGCGGAATAATGAAACAATAACCAGTCCAAACCCTCTCTAAATGAAAACAAGTTATGAAAAGATATTTCGAGCAAAAACTGATTTCTGACAGCGTTAAAGACGTATCAGAAACAACCAGAAAGGTAAAGGTAGCAATTAGCCAAATGGGTTCTAAGGACTATGACAATGATGTCATTGACCACGGAGCCTATAATAAGACAATGGCTGAGAGAGGTCCTAAAGGTGCTAATTTAATTTGGCATTTAACAGACCACAACCCTAGCTTAAAGTCAGCTATTGGCAAGTTCTCTGAGTTGTATGTAGATGGTGACTATTTAGTAGGAATCACAGATGTTCCTAATACAACTTGGGGTAACGATGTGTTAGAGTTCTACAAGTCTGGTCACATTAACCAACACTCAGTAGGATTCAGAACAATCAAAGCTGAAGCACAAGAGAAGGGTCAGTCAACTGAATATAACCTAATCAAAGAAATTCTGTTGTTTGAAGGTTCGGCTGTTTTATGGGGTGCTAACCCTAACACACCAACTATTGAGGTTGGTAAGAGTTTGAACAGTCAAGAAATCCTTGACAGTCACGCTAAGCTAAGCAAAGAGATGAGCCTGCTTGTAAAATCACTTAAAGATGGTCGCTTTACAGATGAGGCTTTTGAGTTTATCGAAATCCGCTTAGCACAAATTAATGAAGCAATTAAATCTTTATTATCTACTGAGGTCACTCCTGAAGCAGAGCAACCCGCTGAAGCAGTTGCAGAAACTAAGGAGCCGATTATGGATATAACAGATTTGAAGCATAGTTTAAACAATTTTATAAACAAACTAAATTCCTAAAAATGGAAGAATTAAAAAGCATTGAGGCCTCAGTAAAATCTGCTACTGCTGCCGTTGAATCAATGAAAGCTGCCAATGAGGCTGCTATCGCAGAAGTTAAAGGACAAGTGGATGAGGTAAAAACTGCCCTTGTTACTATGGATGAGGCTGCTAAGAAAAATCAAGCTGCTCTTGACCAAATGATTGCTGAGAAGGCTGCAAAGACTGTAAACAACAAAACTAAGTCTTTCGGTGATGCTTTCTCTGAGTCAATGGCTGAGGCTTTTGAAGCAAAGCAAGCTGAAATCAAAGAATTTCAGAAGAACAAAAACGCAAAGTTGACTATCGACCTTAAGAGTGTTGGTACAATGACTTTGGGTAACAACTTGACTGGTGATGGTACTGCTACTTACAACCAGCGTCAGGGATTGGTGCCTGCGCAAAAAATCAATATGCGTGACCTTATCCCAACTGCTGTAAGTCCAACAGGTCTTTATGTTACTTACCGTGAGACTGGTACAGAAGGTTCTATCGGAATCCAGACTGAAGGAAACTTGAAATCTCAAATCGACTACGATCTAACTGAGGTTAAGGTTGTATCTGATTACATCGCAGGTTTCGCTCGTTTCTCTAAGCAAATGATGTTCCAACTTCCTTTCTTACAGAACACTTTGCAGCGTATGTTGCTTCGTGATTTCTACAAGAAAGAGAACTCAACATTCTTCTCAGCTGTATCTACTGCTGCAACTGGTTCTACTACTACATCTGCATCTGTTGATGCTGAGCAGTTAGTTGACTGGATTGCAAACCAATTGGATGCAAACTTCGAAGCATCTTTCGCTTTGGTATCTTATGCTCAATGGGCTGACTTACTTAAGACTAAGCCTACTGACTACTCTGTACCTGGTGGATTTGTAATCGATGCTAACGGTAATGTTCGTATCGCAGGAGTACCTGTAATCGGTGCTAGCTGGGTTACTAACGACAAAGCGTTAATCATCGATGCTAACTACCTAGAGCGTGTTGAGACTGAAGGATTGCGTGTTGAGTTCTCTTACGAGGATAGCGACAACTTCCAGAAGAACTTGGTGACTGCTCGTGTTGAGTGTTTTGAGGACATCAACATTATGAGAACGGATGCAATCAT